CGGGCACACGACACGAGCAGCCGCACCGCCCCCCCCCCCCCCCCGCCCGGGGGGGGGGGGGGGGGGGAGGATTTCATCATGCGTCACTCACGCGAGAGACTGGCTGAACTTAGGGCAGCAGCCCTGAGGTCTGAAAGGTTGGTGTCAAGGAAGATTCACCGCATGACCAAGGGCGATGCTGGGATCGACATTTCGGGGACACAGTACGATCCTCGTGTCGGCAAAGACAAGATCATGGGGATGTCCGGTGACCGGTTGAAGAAACTCATCGAGAAACAGGAGTACTTCAGGCGCGCTTCCGTCGGCTACTACAAGGGTGCTCAGGGGACCATCGTCGAGCGTCAGGCATATCGTAATTACGTGAATTCTGTACGGAAGATCAACACCCAGACACGTAAGGAGCAACGCAAGTACGAGGATGTCTTTATCAAGCCGTTGGGGATGACGGCGAAGGAGCGTCGGGCGATGAACAAGCCCGCGCACCCTGTATTTGGTAGTGACGCCTATGACGGTATGAAGGAGTTGAAGGTTTTTAAGCCTCAGCAGATTATGGGTTCTGAGGGCGCGAAGATGATTGCTTTGCGTAATGATGATCTGCGTCGTCAGTATCAGGACAAGCGGATGATTCAGGTCGCTCGTGATAACATGAATAAGATGCTTGACGTTGTGGGTAGTGACGAAGCACGTGTCCGCATTACAGAGTTGACGGATAATCAGTTCTGGTTCTTGTGGACACATACCGATTTTCCTGAGGAATTGTCGATCAAGTACCTGGCGATGCAGTTGCAGATGCAAGTACTTGACGGTTCGGCGAAGCAGTCTCCTTCGATGATCGACGCGGCCATGGAGCGCGGCGAGCAGTCACTCGGTCGTGCTATGGAGTACGTCGAGTATGGCAAGACGCTCGATCTCTAGTCGGTGCGCTGATTTCGAGACCACTACCAACCCTCTTGATTGCCGCGTGTGGTCGTGGGGTTCCATGGCTGTAGACGACTACAGTGACTATGTCATTGGGATTGGGGTGGGCTCGTATGTTGCGTACATGCTTTCCGTCCCGTCCGTGACGTACTTTCACAATCTGGCCTTTGACGGCTCTTTCATCCTCGATTACATCCTGAAGGATGGTTATACCTGGGTTGCCAAGAATCCAGGTAAAGGGCAGTTTTCAACCGTTATTTCCAACATGAACAAGTTCTACTCTATAACAATCGTATCCAAGGAGGGTGTGAAAGTTGAACTCAGAGACTCGCTCAAGAAAATTCCCCTGCCCGTGCGAGACGTGCCGAAGGCGTTCAACCTTAACTCAAGTAAGGGAGATATTGACTACGAGATGGAGCGCCCCATCGGCTATCTCCCCTCTCAGGAGGAATGGAACTACCTCTACCGAGATATCTTCATCATGGCACAAGCCATGAGAATCATCCTCGCCAGCGGCATGAAGCGCCTGACCGTGGGTGCTGACTCGCTGGCAGAGTTCAAGTCCCTGCACGGTAAGGGGTTTGAACGCACGTTCCCTGTCCTGAGCAAGACAGTGGACGATGATATTCGGCTTGCGTACAGAGGGGGGATAGCAATGCCAAATAGGAAGTGGGCACGGAAACTTGTGGGCCGTGGCATCGTGATCGACAAGAACTCAATGTACCCATGGGTCATGCGCACAAAACTGCTACCGTACGGTAAGCCGTGGTGGAGTGAGGTAGAGGACGATAATGCTGACTTGTTTATTATCTCGATAACCTTCACAGCGAAACTGAAGCCGAACCATATTCCTTGCATTCAGATCAAACGGTCTATCCAGTTCAACAGTCAGGAATTCCTTGAGGAAGTTAAGGAGCCTACAACCGTGTCCATCACCTCAGTGGACCTTGAGATGTGGCAGGAACAGTATGATCTCAAGATCTGGGCTATCAACGGCTACTGGAACTTCAAGGGTATCGAGGGACTGTTCAACGACTATATTGATAAGTGGATGGCAGTGAAGGCCAACAGCACCGGTGGCGCCAGGACTATCGCGAAACTTCATCTCAACAGTCTATACGGCAAGTTCGCCAAGAACACCGACGTCACCGGCAAGCGCCCCGTCCTTGACGACACAGGAACCGTCCAGTACGTCATGTGCGACCACGAGGAGTCCAACCCCGTCTACACGGCCATGGGAGCATTCATCACCGCCTACGCACGAGCAGATCTCATCAGGTCCGCGCAAGCCAACTACGACCGCTTCCTCTACTGTGACACAGACTCCCTGCACCTGCTGGGCGAAGAGGAACCGGACCTGTGGCTCCACCCCACAGAACTAGGGGCCTGGAAGGTGGAGCACGATGGTCAACCATTCGACAGTGCCGTGTTCCTACGAGCGAAACAGTACTGTGAGCGTTTCGGGGATCATGACGACGTTCACATTGCAGGTCTTCCTCATGAGATCGCGGCGAAAGTCAGGTTGGAGGACATGTTGCACCCGAGGACTTGGGATGGTAAGTTGGTTCCCAAGCGGGTACCCGGTGGTACCGTGCTTACATCCACAACATTCACTCTCAAGTAAGGAGAACTTAAATGGCACGCTCCAAGGCTGGATTCAAGAACATCACCGTGACCGTCACCGAGAAGACCGCGAATGACCTTGAGGAACTGCACTGGACCCTGCGCCGCGAGGTTCCGGAGATTCTGACTGAGGCGGTCACAAAGTTCGTGGAGGACGCCAAGGCGAGCACCGGCGCCTGATTGGGACGCTACGGGCTGAAACCCCTCTTTCAGGCCACGAACTAGCGCTTCCTGGTTCTGTCTGACGTCTCTCCGCAGTGATATGGTGGGTAGGTAACTACCCACCATATCTTTTTGTGCACAGAAAGGGAGGAATGATGGGATTCATGGATGACATCGGAGATAAGTTCTCTGGTGCACTCGATGGTTTGGGAGAGGTTCTGGGTGCGGATCATTCGGACACTCTCGATAACCTTAAGAGTCTTTGGGGGAATGTCACCGACTACGCGGGTGGCTTCGACTCGAAGATGACTGAGTTGAACAAGATGCTTGAGGACAAGGAGAAGAGTATTTCCGACCTCAAGTCCAAGAACTATGACCTGCTCATGGCCCAACCCGGTACCGACCCGAGCGATGCGGCCGGTTCCCTTCCTGGTGAGGACGGTGCGGCCGACTACGAGGGCGTCACTTTCGATGACCTAATTTCCACGTCCAGTTCACCCAATGATGAGGAGAAGAAGTAATGGCCAAGAAGTACTACGGTCGCGTTCGCAATGCGGACAATCCTTCTATTCTGAATGCTATTCGTAATGACGCTTCACTTGACTACCAGAAGCGTATTCCGGCTGCCACGAAGGGTAATATCGCTGACGTTGCTGACGCGATTTTCTCATTCCGCGCCCACAAGAACGAGTTCATCGACTCGCTGATCAACCGTATCGGTCTCGTTTACGCTCGTAACGCCATCTGGTACAACCCGCTGAGTGAGTTCAAGCGCGGTGTTCTCACCATGGGTGACACCATCGAGGAGATTCAGACTGGTATCGTCAAGGCGTCTCACTACTCGCACGATCGTGAGTACCTGGAGCGTGACATCTTCGGCCGCGCTGAGATTGACGTTGCGACCGCTTTCCACACCGTGGATCGTGAAGACTTTTACAAGGTTACGGTTGATGAGAATACGTTGCGTCGGGCTTTCCTGGATCCGTCGGGCCTGGACCAGTTGACGCAGCAGATCATGGCCGCGCCCACGACGTCGGATAACTGGGATGAGTATCTGCTGACTACGTCCCTGTTCCGGGTTATGGATAATAAGTTCCCGATGTTCAATGTGAACGTTTCTGACGTTGCGGCGATGAACTCGACCGAGGCTGACGCGAAGAATCTTCTCCGTAAGATTCGTGCAACGGCATCGAACCTGAATTTCCTGTCGACCCGTTTTAACGGGGCGAAGATGCCGATCGTCACGCGCCCTGAGGACCTTGTTCTCTTCGTGACGCCTGAGGTGAACTCTGGCCTGGATGTTAACGCTTTGGCCCCGATGTTCAACCTTGAGTACGGCAAGGTCCCCTCCCGGATTGTTGAGATTCGGCAGGAGGACATCGCTATGGACGGTGTCCAGGCGTTCTTGACGACGAAGGACTTCTTCGTTATCGCGGACACATCCCTGGAGACCACGAGTGAGTTCAACCCTGTTTCGCGGCAGACGAATTTCTTCCTGCACCACTGGGAGATTATCTCCGCCTCTCCGTTCGCCCCGATCGTTAAGTTCTCGACCCAGCACGACACTGAGCGTGAGACGATCACCATCCCGAACGGGGTTGATGTCTCTAGTGTCCAGGCCGTCATCACTCCTGATGAGACCGACGTGCGGAACATTGACAAAAATACGATTCGCGCCATCAAGGGTGGACAGTTCCAGATGGAAGCCATTATGGCTGGCCTCAACGCTAAGATCGACGATGTTGAGTTCACGGAACAGTGGGCCATTGAGGGTAATAAGGACACCGGTACTCGCATTGATAATGATGGGCTGCTGGTTCTCTCCCCGAATGAGAGCGGAACTCCTATTAAGGTCACCGTGAAGGTCTCCTGGATTGTTCCTGGCACTGGTAAGTGGGCCAGTAAGACGGGAAGTGTTACGGTCAATATTGTGGCTGATGCTAAGGCGTTGGCTGCTGCCTGACGCACCATCTATACTGACGGGCATCGCCTGCTGGGCGGTGCCCGTCAGTGTTTGGAGGAGTAATGCCAACTATTGATTCTTTGCCGGAGAAGAGTGTTTTCGGCACACAGTTCGACTATTCGGTGTGGGGACCGGGTACCGAGGTTACGCTGTGTAATGTTCCTTGGGACTCGATGTATAGGGACGTGTACTGGTGGAACACACCGGAACGCGCGATCGATTACATTATGTCCTACAACGATGTGAAGCATTTGCCTACGATCACGATCAATAACATGACGTACTGTGCACAGGGGATGCCGGTGCGCATTAACATCCCATTCAGTGAGGCGAACACGTTCAACTACCTGATCGTGCGCAATAACGCGTTCCCGATTCAGCAGAAGAACCGGGCTACCACGTTCTTCTACTTCATTCAGTCCGTCGACTACGTGGCCCCTGAGACCACCCAACTCACTGTCATGCTGGACGTGTGGACGACGTACCACCACCTCGTGAAGTTCGGGGACGCCTTCGTCGAGCGGTCACACATGTGGGAGTGGTTCGACAAGAAATACAAGTCAACCAAATTTGAGCGCAGTGCCAAGTGGCCTTTCTTTGCTCGCAACTACCTGAAGGAGACCGAGGGGTTCTCCCTCGGAGAGAAGCACGCCATCTACCGCTCATGGCTGTCCTCCATGAACGACGCCGAAGGCAAGTTCTCTAACCGCTACGACTTCAGCGCCATTATCGTCTCCACCATTAACCTGGAAGGCGACCTCGGCACGACAGGGAACCCCACGATCTCATCTGCCTACGGAGCGAATATTCCTTACGGCGTAGGCGACGACACTGCCACTCAGGGGCGTGACGGCGGCCGAGTCGTTAGCGGTGCAAACATCTATATGTGCCCGTTCGAGAAACTACCCGCTGTCATGAACGCGCTCAGTAACGCGCCATGGGCCGCCCAGGGGATAATGGATATCTACTACGTCCCCAAACCGAACGTGTCCGTTACCCCCGCTCAGGGGAAGGTTGGGCAGGCTGGTCTGCAAAAGATCAACAAGGTGTACACCAACAAGACGATCATTGTTGCCAACAACATGACTCCTCTTGAGCACGTGGACTGGTTCAAGGAGCGGAACAACAATATCTCTGAGCGTCACCTGGGGCTGCTGCACCGCTTCGGGAAGTTCTTCACCTCCCCGTACTGCTACTACGAGGTGAGCGCAAACAACGGGCAGACGATCACCATCGCACCCGAGCAGCTGATGTACCACAACAACATCGCTCTCCGCCTGGAAACCCATATCCTTCCACCCTCTCCACGCATTATCGGGTACATCTACGGCCTTAATTCCACGTACAAGAACGGGCTGTGGAAGGGGGACATGGAGTACCTGGACGACGCGCTGGTTATTGACAATTTCCCGCACGTCCCCGTCGTCAATGACCAGAGTGCTATCTGGTACGCCTCTCACGCTAACTCGATCGCACAGTCCCGCACCGCCGCATCATGGGGTAGGGACAAGGCGTCACGTGCCGCAGACACGTCCTATGACGCCGCGATGCGCGGTATCCGTACATCGAGCGCCATGAATGAGAACAACATCGGCGCCAACAACCTGCACACGGCGACGGCGAACACCGCTCAGATGGCACACCAGCAGGTGGCCTCAGCCAACCGTGCCGTCTCGGGTATCGGCGGCGCCGTCGGCAGTGCTCTGACCGGAAACTTTGGCGGCGCTTTCGGTGGTCTAGGCAACTACTTCATGGGTCAGGTTAGTTCCGACATCAATACTGGTATTGACATCAATGCTCGGAACATGAACAACACGATCAACGCTAACCTGATGCGTGCCAACCAAGCCGAGCAGAACTGGCTGAACGGGGCGAACGCCACCGCTAACCGGGACCTGGCTAAGTGGGCCGCCCAGGGTGACTATCAGCAGTCAATTGCTGCTATTAATGCATCCGTAAAGGACGCTGAAGTTACGCCACCCACGGTTGCTGGTGCTACCGGCGGGGATGCCTTCAACTGGCTAGTTAACGGTGCGGTTATTCAGACGCGCCTGCGCATGGTGTCTCCCGACATCATCCTCAAGCAGGGGATGTTCTGGGAACGCTATGGATATGCAGTGAACACTTTCATGAGGACGCTGCCCACACGTCTTCGTTGCATGACCCGTTTCACCTACTGGAAGTGTCAGAACGTTCGCATTACCTCCTCCTCTGTTCCGCAGGTCTATATCGAGACTCTTCGCGGTATCCTTGAAAAGGGTGTCACCGTCTGGCACTCACCACCGCAGAATCGTGAGACGGTCGACGTTCTCGCAATGGATAACGCGCCAATCAACTGGGAGAAGGAGCAGTAATGGGACGGCCTGATTTTGTTGGAGAGGCGATTTACGCGCCTTTCCTCAGAGAGATGATTCGTGATCCTGGGGAGATGCGGGGAGATATTCTCACCCGCATGTATGCTCGCGTTCTGTCTGAGATGTGCATGAACCGCTATCACTGGACGGGATTACCCGAGGAGATCGATTCCCGATATCTGGAGATGACCCTGTTTTCTCAGGGGCTCGCAGTCTTCTACTGGGACATGGAGTACAACCGCTACTTCGCGTTGCGTGGTGCCGGTTTCGGCACCCCGAACATGTACAACAATCCGACTGAGTTCATCGTGTACGGGAACACGATGGTGAACAAGACACTGAAGGGTGATGAGTGTGTTCCCATTTGGAATAACTATCTACGCACTGGTGACACGGACATTATTGGCGTCTACTCACGCCGTCTTGCCGAGATCGATACAACCACGGAGATCGACCTCATCCATATGCGCGTCCCAGTCCTGCTGACCGCGGACACGAATGAGCGCAAGAGCGTCCTTGACGCCTATAAGCAACTGGCTGAAGGGCGGCCGGCTATTGCTGAGGTGTCCTCCTCCACGGGTATCGGAACGCTCGCTGACAAGATCGGGAACCTGAGTACGGGGATCGACAAGGACTATCTGCCACACGTTATGGACGCTAAGGTCCGTGTGTGGAATGAGGCCCTGACCTTGCTGGGGATCATGAACGTGAACAGTAGCAAGCGCGAGCGGATGGTTGTTGAGGAGGCCAGTGGCTCATCTGGTCAGGTGCTTGCGATGCGTGCCGTTAACTTGCAGGCCCGTGAGTATGCGTGCGAGTGGATCAACGCCAAGTATGGGCTGAATGTTGACGTGACGTGGAACCTGGATGACTCGGCTGGGACCACTGACATGCAGGCACTGAACCCGATGTCACTTGGAAACCCTTTTGCCACTGCCGAGTCCACTAACTCGACTGACCTAGGAGGTCCCAATGAGTAACTACACGGTGGAACTCAGGAAGATACCTGAGCGCCTCATCGATGAGGCCCTCTCCCACTACCCGGTTTTCATGGACGGGTACCGGGATACGCTGAACAAAAAGATCAAGAAACATTTCTGGTATAACGAGATCGGGCACGAGACCATCGATCAGTTCCTCTTCCAATTGGAAGTGAAGATGGGTGAGATCATGCCCTACTACAATCAGTTCTATGAGGCGGAACTGACTAAGCGTGACCCGTACCTGACGATGCGGACTACCTCCAAGTCGTCAGGCACGGGCCGGGGCACGTCGTCGTCGGACTCCAGCGAGTCGGGCACGTCGTCGTCGGACACGACGGCGAGGTCCAGGGCGGTACAGTCGGACACACCTCAGGTCCGGCTGTCAGGCAACGGTGACTACGCCACGTCCGCCTCGGACTCGAATGCGGAGACGGGGGTTAAGTCGAAGCAGAACTCCTCTGGGCGGCAGTCGGCGTCGACGACGTCGGAGTCGTCCGGGACGTCCTCGCAGGAGGGCTTCTCGGGCTCTATGGCATCTCTTATTGAGGCCCACCGCGACGCGATTATCAACATTGATATGATGGTGATCGCACAGTTGGAACCACTTTTTATGTACGTCTGGACACCACCTGTGAACATGATTGGAGTGAACTACTTTGGGTACTGAGAACGACCCCCGAATTAAGATGATCGATTCGGCGCTTTATCACTTGCAGCCGAGCACGACTCCTTACGCGACACCATTCACCTACAACAACGGGCTCACTGTCCTGGAGATTCTTGAGCGAATCCGGACGGCCGTTATTGATACCATCCGTTACGCGAATTCTTTCGGCGAGGACGTGAATGGGATGGTGAAAAAGGTTAACGAGAGCGCCGACAAGTGGCAGAAGGATGCCCAGAAAACCATCGACGACCTTGTCAAGTATGACAATGACTCAAAGGCGTACCTGGACACTAAGCGTGCCGAGGCTGACAAGATCATCGCGGACTTCACTGCGACTCTCATCAAGGTGGCGTTCATACCTAAGGAGGGTGGTGACTTTGTTGAGGCCGAGATGAAGGACGGGAGTAAACTCCTCCTCCCCACAAAGCAAAAGTCTGACAAGACTGACGCCAAGGCCATTGATTTCTATAACGGCATCAACGGTCGACTTCAGCGTGAGTACTACACGCGTCTCGAGGCCGACGACCGCTACGTGATCGACAAGAAGATCGACGGCTGCATCGTCGTTGGTGGCACTAACGCCACGCCTGACAAGAAGTGGGTTGGCTGGCTGAAGGAGTGGCTGGGGTACTCCTTCGTGCAGAACTATGCGATGGAGGGTGGTGGTTTCAACTCGAAAAACTCGAACTCGTTCAACACACAGTTGCTTAAGGGGCAGAGTCTTCATCAGGTGATGCGTAACAGGGTGAAGCACATTCTTGTCCTGGACTGTATCTATGACATTAATGAACGCTACTCAGTGAAAGAGTCGATTGCTGAGTTCGTGGGTACGGCCAGCAACTACTTCCCAAACGCGCGTGTTAAGATTCTTCCCGTCCTTTTCAACACTTCTCAGATCAACAACGACCTGAACAAGGGGCGCTCTGTGTGGGCTCGTATCGCTGAGATGTCATTCCAGCCCGTGGACGTGTGTGAAGGGTCCATGACCTGGTATCATTCCTTGGATAGTAACGAGTGGAAGTTCTATAACAAGGACGGTTCTTTCAACACGGTCGAACTCTCCGCTAACGGCTATGCCGATGCTGCCCGTCGTTTCTTTACCTGGATGAATGGTGGCACGTCCTACCGTCCTCGCGTCTCGGTGAATCTCGGTCCACTGTCCCACGAGTACGTACACAACGAGTACAACTTCCTGAACTGCACGCTGCGTAACGACATCGTGAACATTCAGGGGACGTTCCGTACCGGTCCTAACAAGCCGCCTGCGGACACGGTACTCACTGAACTCCCTGGTTGGGCGTTCCCCTACGGGAACACCACGGGACTCATGTGGGGTGGCGATCGTCAGATCTACCCTATCTACGTCAAGCCAGACGCAACTATGGTGACGGGTGCTGAGTTACCTGAGAACATGACGTTCAACGTGAACTTCACCTACCGACTCTTCTAAGGGGAACAGATAATGGCGTGGGATGATCAGCACAAGAAAGTTGCTATCAAGGCCATCGGGACTGTTGAGTCCTCGATGCGCTATGACTCGATCAACTACAACGACCCGATCACCGTGGGCATCGCCCAATGGTACGGGCCGCGTGCTAGCGCCATTATCAAGAAAATGGGCGCCGCCCACCCCACTGAGTTCGCCGGAGTGATGGCCTCGCTGCGCACTGATCTCGCAGCCCACGCCGACAACGACTGGTGGACGGACAGGTGGCTGTCCCGGCTCGAAGGGAATTCTCTTATCCCACTCCTTCGGGCCGGGGCCCATATCCAGGATGAGCAACTGGTAACAGACCTTGAGGCATACAAGCAACCCGCCATGAATGTTGGTTGCGACCCCAACCACAATACCGACACGTTCATCTATTTCTGCGTCATGTACCACCAGGGGCCCAGGTACGCGCTGCGTGTGATGAACCGGTGTGGTGGTAGCGCCTCCCTGGACGCCGTGCACCACGCCTGCCTGAATGACGGCGTACTAGGGAAGTATCCGAACCGGTACAACCAAGCTTACTCGATCATCAAGAGTGGCGATACTTCCGGCGTCTCAACCCCCGGCACTCCCGGAAAACAGAACCCTGGTAATGGTGGTTCTGGTGGCTCGAATAACGGTGGCTCTAATGCTGGGTCTCTACAGTCCGCGTGGACTGATGGTTCCGGCATGCTGCACCTGAAGACGACGTCGGGATGGGTGACTGGGTACCCGACGCCGAACTCTAGGGTGTGGTTGACCGCCCCGAACAAGGTCTCCAGTGGGGGTAGTGCTCCGACGCCGGGGAATGCTGGTGGTGGTGGCGGTGGTGGCACTCCTGGTGGTGGCGGGACGGGGGCTGATGCGAAGCGGGCCGCCGTGGTGAAGTGGATGACGGACAGGCAGTACAAGTTCGCCTATTTGCAGGCGCCGGGGCGGTTGAACCCGGACAGCAGTGGGTTCGGTGACTGTAGTTCCACCTGTTACAGGGCCTACATGGACGTGTGCGGTATCAACCCTGGTACCTGGACGGGTGACATGTATTTCCGGGGCACCCAGGTGGCCCGGGGTTCGGGGATGCCGTCGTCGGCCCAGATTGCGGCGATGAAGGCAGCGGACCTGATTGTCATATCCTGGGATGACCCGTACCCGAACACGGATCACGTGGAGATGTATATGGGTGACGGTGCGCATACTATTGGGCACGGGGGTCCCCGGCGGGGACCGCACATTAACTCGATCGGAATGCTTGCCGGTGCCGCGTGGTGGACGGTGCGTAGGCATATTAACTAGGAGGAGATCATGGCGGGAATTAGTCACTACTACGATTTCAGCCGGGTTCGCTCGTACGGGGCCCGGTATCTGATGATTGTTGGTTCACGTGGTACTGGTAAGACCTATGGGGCTAAAAAGATTGCTATATCGAATGCGATCAAAAAGGGTGAGCAGTTCATTTACCTGCGTCGTCACAGGGTTGAGCAGAAAGGACGTTTCACTTTCTTCGACGACATCGCCCACGAGTTCCCGGGATATGAGTTCGCAGTACACGGGAACGATGCCGTAATGCGCCTTGCAGGTGGTGGCAAGGAGGAGAAGTGGCAGACCATCGGTTATTTCTGCACTCTGTCGATCTCGCAGGCTCAAAAGTCTGTTGCCTATCCGTTCGTTACCACGGTGATCTTCGATGAATTCATTATCGAGAATCCTCAGATTAGATACCTGGATGATGAAGTGCGTGTCTTCAATAACTTCTACTTAACCGTAGACCGTTATAAAGACAAGACCACGGTCTTCATGCTTTCTAACTCGGCCAGCATCATGAACCCGTACATGCTCAAATGGAAGATCTGGCCCACATCCGAGTTCGTCAAGGGTGGGGACGGGTTCATTGTCTGCCACTTCGCGGACGACACTCAGTTCAAGAACGATGTTGCGCGCACGCGTTTCGGTAAGTTCGTGATGGATACGGATGAGGAGTATGCGTCCTATGCGATCGATAACCAGTTTAAGGACAACACTGATGACTTTATCGGAAAGAAATCTGGCCGAGCCGAGTACTATTGTACGGTCCGGACGAAAAACGGGTGCTTCTCTGTGTGGATGGACCTACCCATGGTCACCGTCCAGGCATACAGACCCAAGAAAGAGGTTATATACTGTATAGATGTTAAATCGTTGAAAGAGGGTGACATCTATGTCAAGCCAAATGACCGGATCATGCAGATACTACGTAACAAGTGGAGGAGGGGGTTAATGATATTCGACTCTCCAAGATCTCGAAACACTTTCACGGAGGTTTTCAAGTAATGCCGCACATTGAGGCTGGACTAGTCCTCACCATCATCTCAATCATCGCAGCCCTAGCGGGATTCGCCCGCTGGCTCTACACACAGTTCCGATCGCTGGACTCCCTTTTGGATGACTGGCATGGAGAACCTGATCGACCCGGCGTCCCCGGACGACTAGGTGTTATGGAAAGGCTAGACAACATTGAAAGGAAAGTTAATTGCGCCGCTTTTAATTCTCGCCCTAATCACGGCTCTAGCGCTTATGACGAACACACCCGCCTACTGAACGAGATCATCGAAAGAATGGACAACAAGAATGCTTGATTTCATCACCGCCCCCGTCACCCGGATGTGGCTCTACAACATCATGATCGCCGTCATGGCCGCACTCACTATCTGGGGAGTGCTCGACGGCAACAAGGCAGCAGCACTCAACGCCGTCGCCGCCGCACTATTCGCCGTCGCCTCAGCCAACGTCGACAAGCCCGGCAAGCACGAAAAGGAGAACTGACATGCCAACCGCAATCGACCTGATCAACGCCGCCCGAGCCGAAATCGGGTACAGCCGATGGAATGATGAGGAAGCAGGCACCAAGTACGGTCGCGACTACGCCACGCGCCACGGCTCCCAGTTCGGAGAGTCCGGTGTCCCATTCTGCGACATGGGCATCACCTGGTGCCTACGCAAAATCGGCATCACCGACTTCGACAGCGCCTACGTCCCCCCCCCCCCCCCCGCCCCCCCGCGGCGGGGGGGGGGCCGCCCAGGCCGGCGCGCCCCGCCCGGGG